CGCTCTTCCGATCTTATTCAGACTGTCTGACAAAGCATCCGACGATTTTCCGATACTATCCACAGCACTGTCAGCTAGAGCACGGAGTGCATTGATGTTGGCGAGAGCTGCCTTGCGCTGTTCCTCTGTGAGGTCAAGCATACTGAGATTGGCATATACCAGCCCCCACGTTGCGTTCGTCGTTTCCTCGGTCGCATTCAGCAACCGATTCATCGTCTCTACATCGTCGTTCTGCTTGGCAATTCTCAAGGACTCAACGTAAGTAAGCGCCGTCTCAACAGCCATCTGTTGTGTTCTCGCCGCAATGACTTTCTTGATACGTTCCTCGTTGATGACAAGGTTGCCGTTCTCGTCCATGAGATAAGCGACGTACTCCATGCCGAGGTCGATAATGCTCTGCAAGGTGTCAATGGCTATATACCCGCTCTTGGCATACTCATCCGCCGCATTATGAAGCGTCTCGTACACTTCTTGAATCGAGTCTACCGCTTCAGACTTGTTCTTGACCATCGTCTCAAGGAGATTCTGGATTTCCTCACGAGCGTCTTTGATTTTCGTCTTGAGGTCGGAAAAATCATTCGCGCTATCCTGATTGGATTTGTTCAGGTCTTCGAGCGTCTTGATGTGCTCTTCTGTACTCTTTCGGAGGTCGTTCGTCGCCTCTTGCAACGTGTCAAACTCTCCGGCGCTGTCCGCAACAAGGTCGTTGACGTGTTCCATGTTCTCCACAAAGAACTCGTTCTTTTCTGCGTTATACTCAACCGCAAATCCCATGTTGCGCAGTTCCTCTGCACCGGATGCAAGCGTTTTCTTGCGCTGATTATTCAGATTGACAAGCGCATCCTGCTCACGCTCGTATGCTCCAATGAGCACCTGTTGCATGAGCAACTGCTCTTCGAGATTGTCTGAGAGATTGATTTTCTGCTGAATCTCATCAACCTTTGCCTGAGTACGAGCAAGACGTTCCAAAGCCTCACGATACTCGTCAATGCTGGCGATGTATTCCTCAACCTCTTTAATGCTAGAGCTAGATCCTCCACCAGAACCACCTTTTGAGCCACCGCCACCACTAGAGTTGCCATAGCTACCAAGCGGTTTGTTCTTCAAAGACTCAAGGAGGGCAATCTGCGAATCAATTTGGGCAATCTGTTGCTGATATTTTGAAATATCAAGCTGCAAATCTGAGGTGAAATCATCAAGCGACGTTTTGGTAGCCTTATAGGTGTAATTAGTTCCGTCAAAACTACCACTCGTTAGGTTGAGATCAATCGACTTGCCAGATACAGCGCCTGTCGCTCCACCGACTACGGCGTCCATACCTCTTTCTTCGCCGCTGCCAATTCCAGCAAAAGCCTTTGCGGCTTCATGGCACTGTTTGGCGAACGATGCTACGCTCGACTTACCCGACGCCATGTTCTGATAAATGGACTGTGCCGCGTTATAAGCAGCAGCGTTGAAATTCCCATTGACATCCGTACAAACTTCCATCGCCACACGGTCAAACTCTTCCGTGTTTTGAGCCATAGCAGCAGCCGCAAGACGCCATGCATCTGCTTCTTGTACTCCGTTATCAATGAGTGCTTGAGCCATTATGTTACCGGTATTGATACGATACTCAGCGACTTCCTTGGAAATTTGCCCCTCGCCCTCGCCAACATTTTGTGCAATTTCAAGTTCTGCCTGAGCAAACGCCATTTTGCCTTCAAGAGATGCTTTCTTAGCCTGAAGGTCTGCAATCTCCGCATCAATGGCCGCATTAACCTGTTCTTGTTTGCCGCTGATAAACGCATCAACGACGCCCTGATTCAACGTCACCTGCCCATCAGCGGATACGGTTGCATTCGCAAGAATCTCAGGATACGCCTCAGCAAACTCACGCGCCTTGTCAGCAGAGATTGTGAACCCATCTGCGACCTCATTCTGAATCGACGCAATTTGCTCAAGTACGCCAGAGCATGTGTCAAAAGTGCTTAGGATACCAGACCACGGACTCGGCATATTATTCAACAGCCGGTTATTCTCAGCAATCGCCGCATTGTTCTTTGCGATTTCGGCTGTGTAGTTCGAAATCGCAAGAGTGCTGCGTTTATCATTGGCATTTTGCAGGTTATCAATATGCTTTTGAAGTTCATCATTGGATGCCTCAAGCGCAGCAGTTTCTTCTCTAATAGCATCTGCCTCAGCTTTATTCGCAGCATCAACAGACGTAGACGATGCCTCGCTCATCACATCCTTGACGGTGGACATGGCAGCGCTGAAGGAGTCAGTCGCGTTCGTTGCATTTTGAGCCGCATCGGCATATTGCGGGAATGTCTGATTGGCCACTTCAGTCAGATATTGCTTATACTGATCTGACGCGCCCTCCATGTTGTTGATAGACGCAATAAAAGAATCGAACGTTTCTTGAGAATTGACCGTCGCTTCCTTGAGCATATCAGATATTTCAATGACAGCATCATTCTGCATCTGATTTGCGACCGCCGAATTATACTCATCAACGATACTTTGATAGAGATCAATTTTACTCTGAATGTCATTCAAGAGCTGAGAGTTCTCGCTCTCATCCGAGCTACGCCATTCATCCGAACTTAAAAGCGTATCTTGAATTTCTTTATAGATATCGACCATACCGGCCGCATCTTTGTTCATTGCCGCCCAGCTCACGTCAATCTTGTTGTTGACATCCAATAGAGCGCTACCAGAATAACTAGCTTCTTTAAGTGCCTTGTTCAGAGCCTTGCTATTTGCAAGCTCGATATCCGCTCCCATAGAATACGGGTTGTCAATCGTTTTAGTGCCAGTGCCCTCAGTAAGAGCACCTTGCTTGTACTTGTTTGTGGCACTTTCCACCTTCGTCTGAAGCGCATTTGCATTCTGTTTCGCCTGTTCAGCAGAGATATTTTTGAGCTTGGAAACCTCGTCATCTAACTTGCCATTCACAAGGTCAAGGTTGTTCGCTTGAGAGCCAACCAACTCTGTGATCTGGTCTTGGATGCTTCGGGCTTGCTCACGAGAGGACGAATCAAAATCACCGGCAGAAGCAAGTTTGCTGTACTGCGCAATAAGGTCGTTCAGTTGTTCACGCTGATCGTTCGCAGCGCTGGCAACGTCATTGACCTTTTGCTCGTTTTCCTCGGCCGCTTGTTTTGCTTTCTCTTGAGCATTGCGAATTGCATTGATGCCGACAGAGGCAATCGTCGTAATAGCAGAGATGATTGCTATAGGACTACTGATGAAGTTCTTTGCAGCGGCCTTAACAGCAAGTGCCATATTGCCAGCCCACTCTTTAAGAGATGCAGCGTGACTTCTTGTAGCCAACTCAGCGGACATTTGTTTCTGTTGTTGTTTCGACAGCGACTTGCCAAAATCAGATGCGGCGATTCTCGCTTCTATTTCGGCCTGAGCATACTTTTTGTCAGCCTCAATACCAAGTTGTTGAGCGACAGTAGCCTTGTCAAGATTGTACTTTTTGGCGACGAAAGCAAGACCTTCTTCTGTAATCGCCTTAGTTGCTTCTAGGCTCTTCTCGACCGCCCCTCGTTCGCTATCTGAAAGCGCCGATTGGTTGAGCAATATATCTCGTTGCTTTTGAGACAAACCGGCCAACGCAGCGGCATAACTATTTACTTTCTCTTTGTCTAACTCTGGCGTTGCATTCGTCGGGAAAGGCACGACGTTGTTCCCAGCCGCAACAGTAGATGTTGCACTAGCAGTCTGTATTTTCTCATATTCATTATCTAATGCTTCTACTTCTTGCCTTGCTTTTTTTAACGCATTAAACGATGCCAAATCATGATAATACAACGCTGACCAAGCATTATATTATGAAAAAGTAATGTGCGAATTGACAAATACAAGAAATCGTGATACTATTGGTAACAAAATATAAGAAGGTGGAACTATGGCATGGGAAAATGTTGTTGACAGAATCGGTAAAAGATTGCACAGAGATGTTTGCCCAGACTGCGGCACACTATGGGAAGACATAACAACTTGCCCTAATTGCGGGTATTCTCCGAAAGTTGTTGCGTGCCCAAAATGCGCAACGATCAAAGCGTGCAAATCAATATACGCCAATAAAATGCTATTGACATACCCAGAAAAAGTATCTTATTCGGATAGCTGTAACTGTAACGTTCCATACGTAGAATTAAATATGACAAACGAAGAATACGACCAGATGTGGCTCGACCACCTTAATTATGAGACGTGGTGGCCAGACTGGTGGCGCCGGTCTGCTCGCACATTAGCCGATTTTGCCACCGCTCGATACGCCTTTGAGAATTTCTTTGATAAATCTCAACTAGACACCAACTTATCCAAATACAAATCTAATTACGCGAATATGTATCCAGAATCAGAAGAAAGCGCAGAATACTTCAAGCAATATGGCAGTATTGAGAACTTCTACTTCCCTCAAAACCCCGACGCCACTTCTCGTCCCAAGCACGTTCCAAAATGCCCCATCTGCGGATCTGAAAATCTCACGCGACTGACCACGATGAAGAAGGCTGCAAAAATTGCGCTGGTGGGAATTTATGGACTTGGAGATTGTGGGAAGACGTGGAAATGCAATAATTGTGGCAGTAAGTTTTGATATGACGAAGGCGAGGCCAAACGGCCTCGCCTTTTGTTTGTGTTTTCTAAATGTTAATCGGAACTTCCATAGGCTTTCATCTTCACGTTTTGAGCATTGCCTGACAGTCTATCGTAGTTTCTTTGGATATCTGCCAATGTCCTAGCAGATTCTGCTTGCCGTTCCCTAACAGCTCGGAGTTGTTCATCAGTGACGTCCATATTAACAAAAATCTTATACCCACTACGAGTTTGTCCGACCGGAGAAACGACTTTCACAGAACGACTTTTGTTGCTCCCATTAGGCATTGATCGTGTCCGTCTTTTCATTGATACACCTCCTCTTTAATATATGCAATTTCGTATACAACACGCATCATTTTTCTATACGCTTCTGACAACTGTGAAAATTCTTTTTTAATTTTTTGTGGGGAGTCTATAACAGCATCATAATAAGCAATAATTTCGATCAACCCATTAGCGCCTGATTTATGATTGATAATCGGGATCGCCATATACTGATTATAAAAGAAATCTGCGTGCCGACAAGCCTCTTTGTCTAAATTTTCGATATACTCATTTTTATCTAACTCGTTCCACCCTGCCCAATAATAATTTATAAGCATATCTTCCCATGTGCTTAGGATATACTTCTTTTTGCTATCTCGCAGACAATAAGTGAAATAGTAGTCTTTAATAAGAGGGTCATCGATAAACACAGGCTTAAATAATCCGTATAGAAACAGAGGATTATCCATTAACGTATCGACCATTTCATCTTGACTAGCAGCGACCATCTCTACAGTTCTATTGTTTTTATCATATTCATAAATGTACACGGCGAACCCGTTAGAACCGGAACGGTGCTGGCAGCTTTTTACAATGCCGCTTGCGCACGCATTTGCCAGAGATTCAAAAGAGGCGTCTCCGTCTTTTACTTTCTTAAACATCGTAATCGCTGTTGACACAAAAAAATCATATGCATCTTGTAGATGTTTTTCGGCTCCTTGCAACTCCGTCCTTGCCTCGTCGTATACAGATTGCCAAAACAAAAGAAAAATACCAACAAGAATAACAAGAACAGTAATGACCCCTTCTACCCATGATTGAGCAGTATTATTGTTCAAGCTCAACAGCGAACACAACAAAGATAAAGTAACGGGAGCAACAAACATAAATGCAACAACAAGATTAGAGTACATTTTGAATTTATGTTCACATCGCGTGAGTCTCATCTCTGGTAGAATACTGGCATTCATTTTGTCAACAACTTTGCTAGCGCAGGCATCGACCAAAATCATCGCGGATCCCCCTTGTTTAAGTATTACAACAATAACCTACAACTTTTTTATAAATTGTCAATACAAAAGTGGGATTTTTCGAGATTTTTGTTATTACATACCGTCTTGTGTATTCATTATACCATTATTATGTTTGATTGGTCAACCACTTCAATTAACACAAAGCCCCTTGCTTATAGCAAGGGGCTTAACACACTCTTGATAGATTATTTCGAGCCTTTTCTACGCTTTGATTTGCCCTTTCCATGAGTAGCACCAATGGCGTTGTCAATGTTTGCCTGCGGGACAAAGTCCATCTTTTCTTTGGATGGTATCCTGAATGTGAACACTGTTTTATTATTAAAATTGCTCACAGAGAAATCACCAAACGTAATGATATCCATGCCAATAAGCATATCAAGACCTTGTTTACCAATATCAGTGTCGCACACAGGGACGTCGCTTACATTTAAGTGATTAGGGAGTCCGACATTCACCAAATAAGTATTAACTGACTTTGTACTTGATGGAGTGCGAATATCCATCATTCCAGTTGGGACAAGATTCAGCCGTTCTACTACGGACTCAGAAATACAAGTCGTTGTTGCACCAGTGTCCCAGAGAGCAATACCATCAACTGAGACATCAGCACTTGAAATAGTAATAGGAGTCATCAACCTATTACTCTTTCTAGTATATTCAAGTGTAAATGCTCGATAGACAACAGACGGTGCTATTCCCATATTCTCACTTCTTCTCTATATCTCTAGATGAGATTATTTTAATTGCGCACTTACCAAAAACAAATTGACGAAATATAATTCGTATATGCCGATTCATCACCGTTACATTTTTGAATAATGAAAGTCCCAATCTTCTCTTTCTCAGAAGTCTTCCTAACACCTTCAGCATAAGAACGATATGATCCTAGCACTGTCTTCCCTTTTATTGCAAGGAAAGAATCTCCGTACTTTTTAAATAAGTCGGCATAATTATCCAAGAACCACTTATATTCATCCTTCAACATATATGCCACCTCTAGAATAACATTTTGCACTTTCAATATTTTGACACGTCTAACGCACAAAGTCAAGACATTTCATATCTGTATTGCTGCGAATCGCGTTCTCTAATATAGATGCTATTTGGCATCCGCGTTTAGATGCAACGCCGATCTCAACCAACTTCTCAAATTCTGCCCATGCAGATTCATACCCGTCACAAACGCTTTTGTCAAACACGCTTGCATCATACGCATCGTTCAATACCACCAGTTACACCTATCCTTTATTTAGATGAGCCACCTGCGGCAACAGATGGCTCATCAGGCATTCAGAGAAATGTTGTTCCCAGCAACGTCTCTCTGCCAATTTGTGAGCCGTCTGTTCCAGCAGACGGCTCGTGCGTTTGTGAAGCACTGCTTCAGAGGCTCACTATAGTATGTGTGTCACTATTTTGGTCGGCGGCGTGACCCGCCTGTAATTTTTGCGCTGTCGCGCTGATTTGGAATACCCCTTCACGACTCATTGAGCCGTGCAGCCATTATACTCTCTGAACGTTCTCATGCGAACATGAGCTTCGCTGCGGATTCCTTTCGGTTCCCGGAGTGGAATTACAAAACCACCCGCCTTTCGGCCAATTTCGGCTGTTTTGCCAATGCTCCCTCACTTGCAACTCACGCTGCAAGCTCGTTCCGTGTCACCACCAGAGCATATGTGGGCACATCATGAGAACCCGTCATTTTGGGTCTACCCACAGAACGAATAAATTGAACGCCAAGAACACCGGCAGATACCGTGCCAAGCGTTCCAAGGCTCTTCGTGATTGTCTGGATAACGCCAGACATACCCGTCAAGAGGTCAATTACATTCTTAATCGTTCGCGTATCATAAAGATTCTGAGCGACACCAACCCAAGTTTCTTTCAGCGCATTCAACTTGAATACGATGGAATCTTGAGCACGCGCCAGCTCTTTTGATGCGCTACCAGCAGAACCAGCCATAGCATCCATAGCCTTTTCTGCTTGCTTAAAGTTCGAGATAATTGCAGCGCCGACCTGAGCACGCTGCTTGCCAAATAGCTTTTCAAGCAACTTCGCTTGATTTTTATCGCTAATTTCATCCCAAATGTCAGCAATGTCTTTCAGAATTTCATATGGCGCGCGATAAGTATTGGGATCATCAGCCTCGAACAAGCTAATGCCTTGTTTATTATTGCTTGCGACCTTTGTCAGGTCTGCAATATCGCCCGTGATAGTTTTGAGGTCATCGGAGAACGTTTCCGTTTCCTCGTCATACCCTCGGATGCGCATAGAGATCGTCTTCAGAGCATTACCAACCTGAGATGCATCTCTCGTGATTTCCGTTGCAGCGGTTGCCAATGCAACCGTTTGCTCGAACGTACTATTTGCCGCAGCCATTGCAGAAGACGATCTAGTCAGAGCCTCTACAATGTCAGCATTTGACACAGCAAAATGGTTGCCAACCTCGTTTATCTTAGAGATGATTCCGTCAAGAGAATCGTCAACATCCAATTCCTTAAACGCTTTCAGCATACTGACAAGACCATCTGTGGCTTCAGTCAAATCCAAATCCTCAGATACCGCAGAGAAGATGGCCGAATTGCGAGACAACGTAGTCGCATCATCCAGCGAATAACCGAGTCTTGCCCAATCAGATGTCTGCTGAATAATGTCTTTAGTAGACGCTCCGAGTTCCTTTGCAGTTTGGTTCGCTGTATAATAGAAACTACGATACTGCTCTTCCGTCGCGCGCGTAGTCTTCTTGAGATCGATAAGCGCGTTGTCGAGGTCTTTGACAACATTAAAGCCATTTCTAATGGTTTGCCACGTCTTGAAGATAATTGTCGTTGCTCCAATCCACTGAGAAACTTTGGAGAGATTGTTCTTGAGAACGTCTCCGAACGACAACGTGTCTTTGCCAGCAGCTTTGACCTCAGCACGGAATGTACTGAGTTGAGCTTTCCATTTTGAGAAGTCAGCCTGACTGTTTACACGGCCAAGGCTGACTTTTAACTGGTTGAGTTGTGCGTTAAGACCGGGGTCGTTTTTAAGCGCACTCCACTTTGTTTCAATTGTGATTAGGTCTTGCTTTGCTTTGGCAAGCCCAGACTCAAAACGAGAATCTGCAACATCAAGCCTCGACAATTTTTCAAGATGTGTTACCTCGGACGTGCAGTTCTCTAAAATTTGAAGGAGTTTTTCATAAGCAATGACTTTATCTTGTCCATCGTTACCATTTACAGAAGCGATTTGCTCTTTAAACTTTGCTATATTAGTAGCAAGACTCGTAGTCGGATTTGCAAGAGCCGAAAAACGCGCCTGAAGTTCTGCAACTTTTTGAGGCATTGACGCCATTTCGTTATTGATAACCGTAACAGCATCTTTTACTCTGCCTTCTGCAACAGCGAGTTCATAGTTTTGTTGGACAATCTTTTCGTCATGCTGTGAGCGTGCTTTTGCAGCAGCAACGACTTCTGGCACAAGATGAGCTTGAGTCATGATTTCTTGCGTAATTTTTGCTTGCTCTGCTTCAACACGAGCCAGCTCCGTCGCCATAATCTGATACTCTTCAGTCCCATGACTCGTTCTGGCCATCTTCTTGCTTATTTGCGTAGCTCTGCCACGAGCTGAAAGCAAGGAATTATATTTCTGAATAACGCCAGCGACCTGAGCATCAAAACTCTTGACCTCAGCACTCAGAGTGCTAAATTGATTAAGATATTTTGTCAATGCGGCTCCATCCGAAGCCCCACTCAGCTCGTTATGAAGCCTATCAATTCTGGATGCAAAATCTTGCGTCAAATTGCCCACATTTGCGAGTTTTGTTTTATAGGCATCTAACTTGGACAATTCCTCATCTCGAATCGTCACGACATCTTTCGTGCGCAACTTTGTCGGAGCGCGCTCTAATGTACGATACGCTTCACCAAGCGCTTTTGCATTGGCAATGAGTTCGACAATCTCTCTCTGTTGCTCTCCACTCAGTGCACCGCTTGCAGCTTTAAGTACAGCAATTTTGTTATTGATTTCTGTAACCTTAGCGCCAAACGATTCAAGTCTCGTCTGGTCAACAATCGGCTTCTGTGAACTCTGGCCAGTGTAAGAAGCATTGATTTTATTTATCTCAATTTGCTGTTTTGATAGAAAATTCAAGCGAGACTGGTTGTCTTTTTCGACCTGCTTGGCTAATGCCGCAGCAGACTTACGTTGTTGCTCCAAATTGAGCGTAACGTTTGTCATCGTTGTGCTGATTTCTTGTGTTTCCGCATCATACGTCTGCAAATAAGAAACAGCCTTACCAGTCTCATCTGTCCCCTGAATTGTTAACGCTAAAAGTTGGCGTTCACTATCAGCTACCTGTCTCCAACTACCACTAACTCTATCAATACGAATGCCCATCTTGTCGATTTGCTCGACCATGCTATTCGTAATTGACGGATCGACGTGCAGGCTACCAAGTTCCGTTTGTAATTTTGCAATCGACTCTTGGTCTAGCCCCAACTTGACGCCGACTTTATTGGCGGCGACCTTTTGATTGATTTTTTGTATAAATGCACCTGCCTGCGCACTAACTGCACTATCGTCAAGCGCAATTCCGACTTTGATTTTGCTTGACTGATTTACCTTGTCGGAGATGCTTGGCAGTTGTGCTGCTATCCGTCTTGATGACGCTTCTTCATCTGCCTCAAGTACACTTGTTACGACAACTTCCAATTCATCGCTCATTAAATCACCACCTCGTTATTAAAATATATCGTCTAAATTCTCGCAAGAGCTTCCAGTTATTCTCGACTTGATGCCTTGGCGCTTCAATCCATTTTGCAAAGCTAAAACATGAGATCCAACGTATCGAAGATGCCGAATCGTAGCCTCAGTAAACGGCCTTGGGTTCATATATGCGCCATTAGACTGAAAATCATATTTATAGCCCCAACGGTGGTTATTACCATACTCAATTAGTTCCGGCAGACTTTTACCAACCGTAACCCGATCTCGATTGAGCACACCTCCCGGATTGGGATCAGTTATATTGATAACGCGCAACACACCATTCGCGGCCTTTCCGCCTTTCATTATGATGTTCCCCTTATCAGCAAGACCGCCCATGTCGCCACGTCGCTCGTACATGAGAGGTCTATATGTATCGTAGACCTTTTCATCGATGGAGAATGCTTCTACATCTACGACAACCTGATATACTTCTCTGGAAAGCGCGGAGTCGATTTTAGGTTTTAATTGCTTATTTGCATGAGCAAGCGCCTCTTTGATATTCATAGCACCCACCACCTTATGTTAAAAATGTGGGAGCGCCATAAGGCGCTCCCGTTGCAAGGCTGCACTTGTATGCCGCACGCAGTCGGGCGGCAATCGTAAACAAGTCGCACTCTTATTGGCCGCTGGCGACAGGCGGCAGTTGTTACTCAGATTCCTCCGCTTTGTACAGACGAAGCATTGCGTCCGCCACACCTTCAGCATCAACTCCATGTGTTAACTCAGACAGTTTGCCAGCATACGCAAGCAGTTCTTCTGTGTCCACGCTATCCACTTTGTCAACAAGGGACTCAACGAAACGACGTGCACCACTAACAATGGCAGACAAGTCGCCAGTCACGCCGTTATTGGCTAGATTGCGTGCACGACGACATTCCGCAACATTGTCACAAAGGCCATACAGATACCAAATGAAGCCGCAAAAATCCTCAGTTGCCTCATCGTTTTCAAGAGCCAGCGCGTCATACAGCTCGTCCATCGCGTCGATGTCAAGTAATTTTTCGCCATCATCACCAGCAGCTCCGCGAATCGGAATCGGCGGCACGTTAGTCATCATCTGAAGCACGGTTGCGTGGAACATCGGGTCGAAATACTCAGGCCGGAAATTGCCACTGTCATCAAAGCATCCGGCAAGAACGCGACTGATAAAAGCCGACTGCTCCGCGCATGACAGGCTCGTGCGCACTTCAACATCAAACTCCGCACCATCAAATTCGTAGTGTACTTTGACATACTTCGGAACTTCTTTTGTTTTCATATATTTCTTCATAGTATCTACAGAAAGTTTCTTCATATATTAAAATTACCTCAACAATAGTTAGTTTTTTTAATTCTTGTCGTACATCGCCGCAAAGTCAAAATCATCTGCGTGCTGGCTGACCCACCCGCGATAATTTTTCGTTAATTTGCAGACCGCAACACGTGAGTCACCATCGAACCAATCCATGTAACCGACAAACCCACTACGCTCAGGATTCGAGTAGAGGTCTATCTGACCGTCATGCCCAATGACGATAGTCTTGCAGTTGTCGTTAATTCGCGTCAGAACCTTTTTCAATTCGTCATAATAAAAGTTCTGCGACTCGTCGATGATAACTACCTTGTTTTCAAAGTTCACGCCGCGCAGAAATGTGTGCGTCACACACTCAATGTAAGCCATGCCGCATTTCTCGTTCTGACCACCATCCATGAATGCTGTATTCAGGTTAACCCCGATTTTATCAAGCGCCTGATAAAAAGGCTCAAAATACGGTTCAGACTTCTCTTCAATAGTGCCTTTAAGATAGCCTTGTTTCTGCTCCTGCGTGGGCGCGGCAACGTACACGATGCCACTGTACAAACTGTGCGCACAAAGCAGGTTCGCAGTAGCCGTAGCAATCAGCGTCTTACCAGAGCCGCTTTTCGCATTACAAAACACGATACGTTTACTTTCATCCCAGATAGCATCTCGAAACGCTTCCTGATCTTTATCCAGTTTTAGTCCGTAAAAAGGATGTTCATCAAGCGTAATCGGAGCCTCGCCGATATTCATAGTCGTATTCTTCTTCGCCATATCTACCTCAAATCAGGTCGATGTCTTCAATGATTTCATCCGCGACGTTGTAGCGAATCATCTCATCCGAGAACAAGAACCAATCACGACGATAATTACTGTCGTACAGATCGCCCGGAATACTCGTGTGCGTAATGATATAATCTCGAATACGCTTCTCAAGCCCTTTCGTGAACTCAAGGTTGTCCAGCATCTTGCCTGTCGTACCGTAAATGCCAGACGAGCCATCGTGAATCAGGCAACTCGTATTCTTGAAAATGTACCGCGTATCACCTGCCATCAGGAGCAGACCACCGGCACTATACGCCTTGCCAAGCGCAATCGTAATAACGGGTGTCTTAGACAGCTCAATCATGTCAACAACGTTCATGATGGTATTGAGATCGCCGCCATCTGAGTTAATGAAAATCTTAATGGGCTTGCGTTCATCAACAGACTTGCCTTTGTCCTCGATGTTCCACTTGCGAATACACATCGACACCTCAATCATACTTTCGTCAACATCGTCATTCCAAAGAATTTCACGGTCTTTGAGGCGACGATAATATTCAAGCAGTCCGGGGTCTGGGAGCTGTTCTCCGAGAATATCCTCTACATCGTCAAGACCCAACAGGTCGATGAAATCGGCGGATTTTTTCATAAAGTTTTCTCCTTGATTTTAATAGGAATGTTGTTTACTACATACCAGCCGATGCAACACGCGTCGGCCAGATTGTCGTTCTCAGTCTCAATGCCAAACAAGTCGTTTACAGCCTGTATGGAAAGGACTTTAGACTGCTTCTTGTGCGTAGCACTTTCCAATTGCTTGACTTTGGCTTTGATCTCTTTCTCACTTCTGCCACGTGCCATGCAGTAGTTCTGCCACTGCGACGGTTGAACCAAATCATAAAGGTATTCATTTTTCTCTGCGAGATTGATGAGTACACCCTGCAACTGTGCGAGTCTCTTAAAGCCTTGTGCGTTTACACGCAACTGAATGTCCTCGTAGAAAACCGCATCAATTCCTTGCGTGTTCATGATATTTTCTATCAGTACCTCGATATTTCTAACCGCCTTCGGAAATGTATATTTCTTATTGTCAAACGACCATGTGCCATGCCCAATCAGTTCTTTTGACTCGTAATTAAACATCGCCCATGCCCCATGACGCGCTTGGTCTACCGCCAAAATCTTTATCGTATTCACCACCAATCTGAAAGTTCAGAAAAAGGGAGGACATTCGTCCTCCCTTCCTTAACTTAATCCGTTTTTGCCTCAACATCCTGAGCCGATTTATCATCAATGACACCAAGTTCAACGGTAGTGCGCATTTTCTTCGCCTTGTCAGCGTTATTTTTCTCGTAGATTTCGTCCAGCAGAATTTCTACAGTCGGTTCATACACACTCGTGTGCAGAAAATCTACGCCGCGCTTGCGCAACGCACGGTACGCTTTCTTGGCATCACGATCATACTCGTATGTCATCAGCGTAGTAAAAATGTAGTAGTGGTCTGCGGTGTCAGTATGGACGCGCCAGCTACGCTGCTTCTCGCACGAGTAACACGTCTCGTACACAGCGCCGCAGACCTTGCAACGTCTCTGCATAATTGCTCTCCGATTACTTATTGAAGAGGACGTAGCACAGTTCCTCGTCGTCGGAACAGTAATCCTTCAGAGCGCTGAAGGAGAACGGGTGCGTACCCTCAGTAGTCAGGTCGATAGAGAAGTTGTTGTCAATCTTGGCCTTCGGGAACACGATGGAACCGGCACGCTTGACAGAAGCGTTGCAGACATCGCAAGCAAGAATATCGACAATGTACTCAGCGGCCTCAGCATGATTCTCAGAACCATCCGTGACCTTGATCGCATCTTCGGCCTCGTACTCATAGAGCACACCGATCTGAGTGCCAGCAAAACCAGTAGGCAGAGTGATAACAGTATCGGCAATAGAAGCCTTGTCCGTGCCAGAGCCGACCTCGATGGTGGACTCGATGTTCTTGTCCGAAGTAATCTTGTAAACGACGGTCGGAGCGACCTTCGGCTTATGCGTCATGGTTGCCTTGCCGCCATCAACCTTCAGAATCTCAAAGGTCTTGCCAGTGACCTTAGCGGTGCTAGAGCCGGTCTGCACCTCAGTGCCGAGCTGCGCAGCCATCAGAGGCATCGACAGCAGAGAACCCTCGCCAGAGAAGTTCACACCCTTAGCGGTATCAAAACGAGCGATAAGCACACCCTGAGCATCTGTCTTGTCGGTTGACTCACCGGTGAACTCGATAGACGGACTCTCAATGCTGGTAAGCGTCCAGTCAACAATGCCAGTCTCAAGATTGACCTGAGTCACACGACGCACTTTATCAATAACAAAAGTGTTCGCAGAAAACATAATATCTCATCCTTTCAAACACAAAATTAAGGAGAACTATTTCAGTTCTCCCATCCAGTTAAATTCTTCTTTTTTTATCTTTTTCACTTCTACACAGCCGTTATAAACGCCATGCATAAGATTGTCGTAGTTAACACGCTTTTGAATCCGTCGCACAGAGTCCATAAACGCCCCGATTGGTAACGTCCAGACATCATCATGCCGATACTTGAACTCAGCGCAATTCGTCAGCGATGAAATTAAAGGCAATAAAAAAGAACTGTACGGCTTTCTAGCCGCCAGTTCTCGCTCATCCTTTTCATCTTCTATCATTGCGTCTTTTGTAAACTCGTCGTATCCAACATCGACGTTCTTTTCAAAGCAGTGCATTTTTCGCAGAGCATCTGTAATTAAAAAGTGAATCGCCCGGTCAATCACCACGCCATCTTTGTTCCGCAACACAATTTCTTTTGTATTCGGATTGATGGCTGGCACAAATGACGTCCAGTCCAGATCACCAAACAGAATGCTCATATCTGATTCACGAAACGCAAACGACAACTGTACGAATAACTCAAACTCATCAACAGCATCCCAATAGATGCCCAGATTCTCATAAATATCTACTTTGTGGTCAGCAGGTGTGGAGCAAATTGACCGAACTAGACCGAAATATTCTTTTAGATCGGAAGAGCG